GCGTTTTTTGTAAATTGAAGCAAATATTTAGAAAAAGACATTTTATATATTATTTCCCTTATTTATATACCATATTTGTTTTTCAATTTTTTTTTAAATAAAACTTACAAGTAACAGAAAAGTTTACAAACGATTTAATTGAAAATTTATTTTATATTATGTATAATATATAAAATGGAAAATATACAATCATTAATTTATGTCAAAGATAATATTGAAAATACACATTGTATTTATACAAATGATTTAACAGAAGAGTACGGGTTTGTAAAATGTTATGAATTATTACGCGAACAATATAAAACTAAATATAAAACTAAATATACAGAATCTTTAGTAGATCTTAGATATATAATTACAAAGGATCGTTGTGATATATTTTGCGATGAAGAAGTTATTTTACATGGTTGGGTATGGAATTCAAAAGATACTAAAAGAAACGTAATGTACGAATTAACAATGATCCCAGTTTTAATTGTTAAGGAAACTAAATCTATAGAAACAATGACAAATCCAAATCTAAAAGCAGATGGCTGTGTTCAAACTGACAATTCTTCAGATACAAATAAAGATAACTATAATTATTCAGATAAAAAAGATACATTGAAAAAATTATACAAATGTAATCCTCAAGGGGATGAATGTGATTTTTTTACAACTGTTACAAATAATTTCTCTGATTGGTTTTCTAATGAATTAGAACCAGTTATTGAAAAAATTGGTCAATTAAATATCGGAAATGAAGGTTATGCTGTCAACCCATTTAATCCAATAAACAATGGAAATCCATTTTTAAAATACGATTGTCAGGAAAATAACTTGTTTCAAGATGCTATTAACGCTGAACTAAGGGATAAATTATCAAAACCTAATTTAGGTCTAAGGATTACAAAACGTAAAAAATTAGATTAAAGTAAAATTAAATTGTCTATATCAAGGAAAATTTTATTAAAACATTCGTTGTGTTTATTCCAATTCAATGACATCTTTGCTAAATTAATCCGTTCTGTATCAGATGTGTTTATAGAACCTATACCAGTATCTGGTGCAATATCTGTCATAAATGAAATCATACCTGTCATCATTGACATTATATTCCAAGTGCTTGTATAAGTTTCTTGATGGTAAGCTGAAAATGTAGTACAAATTTTCTTATTCGTTTCAAAACGCCCATTTGGTGTTATGAAAATAAAATTGGGTGGTTTTAACGGATATTGTTCGTCTAATAATATTTTTCCAAAATATACACCATTTTCAAAAGGAGTTTCTTTTAAATCATATACTACGAAATACCAAAGTAATATGTCATCTTCTTGATATCGTAATATTAGATTAGGAAACTTGAAATTTTCCTTTTGGTACATTAATATTTCTTTAGACAACCTTTTAAGACATAATTTAGATGCCATAATTATATATATATATATTATTTTTTTAAATAAATTTATGTTTTTTAGTTTAGTTTTAATTTTACTTTTTTTTTTAGTTTAGTTTTAATTTTACTTTTTTTTTATATCGATATTATTAATATAGATGTCACCAAGTATTCTTCAATTACAAGCAATTGGTATACAAGATGTGTATTTGACAAAAGATCCACAAATAAACATTTTCAAGTACAACTATTATAGATATGTTAACTTTGCTACAGAAACAGTAAAGTTAAATATGAATACCGTAGCCACATTTGGACAAAAGACTACTTGTGAAATACCAAAAAGAGGACATCTTCTTTCTAAATTACATTTGCATATCCGATTACCACGATTAAATAAAATATCTGGAAATTATGTTTGTTGGAATGATACATTAGGATATTCTATTTTTTCAGAACCTATAGAATTACAGATAGGTGGAGTTGTAGTAGATAGATTATATCCTCAATTTATGAATGCTTGGGATGAATTAACAAATACTGATAAATTAGGTAAAAATTTTATGTTGTTAAAATCTGATACATATGTAAATAATTATACAAATGCTAAAAAAGAAGTCGATTTAGTAATACCTCTTGATTTTTGGTTTACTAAGCAATATAGTTCTGCTTTACCATTATTAAGTATGTTTCAACAAGATATAAAAGTTAATTTTAAACTTCGAAATTTTTCAGAATGTGTAAATTACGATGGAGACGAACCAGGATACGCATCAATAATTAGTTCAAATGTTTATGCAGAATATATATTTTTAGATGATGTTATATTAAAACAATTTCAAGAAAATTCTCACAAGTATGTTATTGAACAAATTCAATATAACGGCGACGAATTAATACCAGCTAATATTTCGTCTTATAATTGCGATCTTAGATTTTTACATCCTTGTAAAGAAATTATATTTTTCGGGGTTGAAAAGGCAAATATTGATAATAATAATTATTTTGTTTATTCTAAAACTCCAGAAGAATCACCATTATTTACAGAAGCATCTTTATTATTAGATGGAAAATATCGTTTTGAAAAATTATCAGAATTTTATTATAGAACAATATTCCCAGATAACGTTCATTCTGTTATCCCAATGAACTATATATATACTATGCCGTTTAGTATAAGACCAGAAGATAATCAACCAACAGGTTCGTTAAATTTATCTAGATTTAATGACGTTACGTTAGCTTTAAAGTTAATACAAAACAATCCAGAAATAAAAATCCATGTTTTTGCCATATCTTATAATATCTTAACTATAGAAAATGGCATATTATCAATGGAATTTTTAATTTAAATTACATTTCAGGTGGGAAACTACCTTTGTTAGGGTTGGTTGGTTTAAAAGAAACGTCTCCCTTTTCAAATTTGCTATATAAATAATCATATATAATTTTTTCATATAATTTATTATTTGGTGTTGATATTATTAATCTATAGCAATTATTACCTTGTGTTTGTAAAAAAAGATTTTCTCCATCATTTTGCAATGAAAACTCGTGCTCTTCTCTATCTAATAATTCACCATCAATATTTCCGTCTTCATTAAATGGCCTATTTGGAAAAGCAGTACCAGCATTATCATCATATTTTAACCATTCTGAAAGTAAATGTTTAAATTTTTTCATAAATGATTTTTTACCATATACTTTATGTGATTTAATTATTAATGAATCACTTTGTGATCCAGCATTTCTTGCAAATCTTGTTTTCCCAGCGTATCTTATTTCAATTATATTAAATTTCATAATTAATTCTGCAAATATTTGTACTGAATTATTAAATTTGCTTTTAATTTCGTGTGTAAAATAATTTTCACATACATTTCTATTTTTAGAATTACTATTGCATAATCGTGTAATATCTTTTATACTATCTTGTTTTTTTAATATTTCTTCAATAATTTCCGGTGGCAAGTCTTGCATTTAATATATACAAATAAAATAACTATATTGTAATAATATGAATTTATTTAAGGTATTATATCGCCAGACCATGATTTATTATGAATAGTTATTTTGTATTGTGTATTATTATAAGTAACAAACGATGCGAATACATGAATCCCTGCTGTTATCGATAAAATTTGTAAAATTTGTAAACATTTATCATAAATTGATGCGCGTCTATTTCCAGATATATCTTCTATCGTGCATTGATTATAAATAATATCAAATTTATCAATATCTGTTATATCATCTGTGAAAAATACAAATTCGTAATCGTAATCAAATATTGTGTTCAAACTCATTTTTGCGTTTATTATGTTTATAACATTGTGCAATAAAATAAAATAATCAAAATATACAAAATAAAAAGAATAAAAACAAAGAATCAAATAATGCATATAGGTGTAACTAGGTTGATTACTTTGTGTAACTAGGTTGATTACTAGGTGTCACCGGTCCATGACATATTATGAATGGTTACTTTGTATCGTTGAAAAAGGTAATTAACAAATGATGCACATATGTGAATTCCTGGTGTTCTTGTTAAAACTTGTAATATTTCTAAACATTTGTTATAGATTAATTCCCGTCTATTTCCAGATGGATCTTCTAAAGTACATTGGTTGTAAATTGTATCGAAATTAATATTTATATCATTTGTATTAAAAACAAATTCGTAATCAAATATCATATTTAAACTCATTATTGCGTTATTGTATATAATATATACAATAAATAAAATATACACAATCTATGAAATAATTGAAATTTATACACTTGGTATTCTTTATTTATTTGTAAATAAAAAATTGTATAAATATAATTATATCAAATAACGTTATTCCGGATGATCCTACAATCCACGGAATAACGTTATTTTACACGATTTGAATCGTCTATATCTATTAATTTTACCAAGATAGATGCAAGGAATAATTGATTTGCAATTATAATATTTACAAATGCTGTAAATGACAATCCCTCAACACTACGACGTTTGTAATTTAATAAAATCTGTGGTAATCTTGATAAAAAAAATATTACAGTAGATGTCCAAGCAAAAATATCACCTACAATAATATGTGAAAATAATCCGAATATAGCTTGACTTGATAATAATAATAATAATAATAATAATAATAATAATATAGAATAACCAAGTAACAAACTAGTTTCGTGAAGTAATAATACATCTTTTGCATAATACAACATGGAATCATATCTATAAAGTGTTTCGTCTAAAAGAAGTGCGTATCTTGTAAGGTATCTAGGCAATCTATAGTATATTACTTGTATAAGAAATATCACGTCAAAAATAATATGATAAGTACCCATATATATAAGAACTGGATGTATTGATTTATAAATTGCAGAAACTACTGAAAGTGTATCTCCGTATCTCCGATATACCATAGCGCTATCAAGTAAAAACTAACCGCATCTGATGACTTTTTATTGTAATTTTCCATTAATTGTGGAAGGAATACAAATAACCAAGCAATATTAGAAATTGTACTAAATGTCCAAGATAATATTTCACCCAACATATTTAATTTAAAAGTTTTGATAATTTTAAACTAAATTTTGATAATTTTTGTATTTGATACATTTACTTGTCCAGGGGTAATGGTTAGTTTTACATTTTTTAGTTCTGTATATATAACAGAATAACGATTAGACAATTTAGATTTGTATTGTGGAAACATACCAGCTATTTGATTAAAATAACGTTTAGGTATTTTGTCACCATTGTTTTGAAAAATAATATGTGGTCCACTAATTTTGTCCAAATGAAACCAAGTGTCGTTTTGGTTACTTGATCTTATTATATTATCATTTTCCCCTTGCGATTGTCCTATTAAAATATCATACTCTTTGTCATTTTCATCAACATATATTTTTAAATTAATCATTGTTTACTTGTATTTATTATTGTTAAAATTTCATTTTTTTATGTATTTTTAGAAACATTTACTTTATTTAAACATAATTTACAATTAAATAAACAAGGATTATGAAAATCAATTCATATGAAATTTCGAATAATACAGTAATATTACATTTCGATATTAGTTTTACACAAGTTAATTATATAAAAATGGAATCAATTTCATCAATAGATAATTCGGGACAACTAGAATGTGAAGAAATTGAAATAAAATATTCTAAAAAGAAAAATACTTTAAATTTATTTATAAACGAACAGACTAATGTCGTTGTCGTTTTAATTACAGAAATGGACAAAAGAGGATTATGTTATTCATATTATATTCATCTTGAAAAAGGTAATTCATTTAGTGAATTGGACTTGTCATTTCAAAAAATACTAACAACGAATAAAGAATCCGAATATAAAATTCAAAGTTTTGAAAAAAATTAAAATATTTTTGCAGATATAAAAAGGAAAGAAAAATAGGATAATGGAACTTGAACGTTTGCATAAACGAATAGGTAATATCCCAAGTAGTTTTGAAAGAGCATATAAAAAGGATATTGCTGTTGTAATTGACAATTTATTTCTAGAATACGATATTCATTATAAAGATACAAGTACACAAGTGCAAAAGGCTATAATTTTGAATCGTTTTTTATCACTTTTAGGAGGTCCTCGCGAAGATGTTATTTGCAAGGGTATTTCACAAAATGGTAACAAGTGTTGTCGTAAGGCACAAGATGGATCAGAATATTGTAAAACGCATAGTTATTTAGCATTTCGACAACAAACAAGTTCATCTGAACAACCCGATGTACTTTTTGTTATTGAAAACGACAACAAAAACAATTTAAACGTTGATAAAAGTAAATTAAATAAAACATTGATAGAAGATACATTTTATTATACCGATGATTCATTTGTCTATGATACAAATTCTTTAGAACGTGTTGGTTATGTTGAAGGTGGTAAATTTTTTTTAACAGATGACCCGTTTATTTTATGTATTTAATCAAATTTGAAAAGAATTTAAAAATATATTTATTTTAATAATAAAATGGAAATATTATTATTATTATTAATAAAAACGTGCATTGCACATATCTCATTGAGTTTTCCACCATCAAGAAGAAATCAACTAAGTAAATATTACCTAGATTCGGGACTAGTAAATTACAATTTAAGATCACCATTACTAGTAACAGATGATCATTTTACATTTCCTTGTAAAGGATTTCCAAAAGGTCCATCGGTAGCTACTTTTAATGATTCTAAATTAACAGTTACATTAGAAGGAATTGCGGTACACGGTGGTGGACATTGTCAATTTGGCGTTTCATATGATGATAAAACATTTGTTGTATTACGAACTGTTATTGGTAATTGTTTATTAGATACCAAATCATATTCATTTGATTTACCACAAAATTCTAAAGGAGGTGATATGACAATTTTTTGGACTTGGATCAATAGAATAGGTAATAGGGAATATTATATGGAATGTGCAGATATTACCGTTAATACAAATGGTAACAATACAAAAATTCCAGGTAAAGAACTTTTAATTGTTAATTTACCTGGATATCCAAGAGTTCCAGAATGGGAACCCGATTCCCCGAGTTCAATAGATGGAAGAGATCTATTAGCTTCTAGAAAAGACATACAATACACAAAAAAGAATACGAAAAACATACAAAAGAATAATCAACAACCATCTGTACCATCTGTACCATCTGTACCATCTGTAACATATCTACAACCAACTCCTACAAAACAACCAATACTACCTTCTAAGATACGACCAACTAACAAACAAGTTAAATGTGATGACGATGAAAATAACGATGAAAATAACGATGAAAATAGCGATAACAAGGATGATAGTAAATCATCTTCTTGTAATTCAGGAGAAATGAGTTGTAGCGGTACAGGGTTTGATACGTGCGTATATGATTCGTGGGTATACAGGGATTGTGCAAGCGGGACTGCTTGTAAACCAAATGGTAATAGTATAATTTGCGATTTTATTTAGTATTTTTATTTAGTATTTTTATTTAGTATTTTTATTTAGTATTTTTTTTTAATATTTTTATCCTTTTCTTCAATTAATTTTGTAGTAGTTTCTTTTTCTTGTTTTAAAAGTAATTTTTGATTTTCTATTTGAAGTTTCAATTCAGCACTTTCATTAAATATAATGTCGTCAAGAATATTCCCTGCCCATTTTCTAAACTTCTTAGCTATTTCTTTTTTGGAGTTGTAAAGTAAACGATAAACTCCTTGACTCGTTAAAAATGTAGTATCTTGTAATCGTTTTGTCGTGTCATAAGCTTTCCTTATGACACGCTCATCTTCATCATAACTTTGTTCATAACTTTGTATAGATACAGCAATATTTGTTAATTTTAATGCCTTGCCTATATCTGATGCTTTGAAACAATAAACCTTCTCTTAATTCATATTTTTCAGTAATAAACCTTTTCATTTTAACTCTATTTCCCATATTAATAATAATTTGAAATTATTAAAATAGATATTATTTTCATTTTTAATTTATTTAATTGGAGTCGTTTATACCCTATCTTTCGATATATTTAATTGTGTTTTAAACACAAGGGTCTAGACTATATCTTAAGTTATCATGGAAGTTGATTAGACTTCTCAAACCCACTAGCATTTAGTCGTTGAACCTTCACCATAATCTTATCATAATGATTTTAGGTGCTTGGCTGCGGATTGTCCAATCCTAAACTTTATTACCATTGGGAACGGCTATTAACCGTGGTCCTTTTAAATGTTTCCAAATAAAAGTGGTAGTTTAGGCTCTAAGGAGTTTCCCGTCAATTTGGAAGTGTCGCAAATTATTTGTATTTAATAATTCACTAGCAAATTCTTTTAAAAATTTACTTTTAAGCTCTATAAATAGTATTACTATTCTCAAAGCTAATCCACCCATTCCTGCCATAATTCTTCGTAAATACCCCACCTTTCGGTGAATTTAAAAGGGGCTAGACTATATCTTAAGCAAATTCGTACGAATTAGCCCACTAACATTTAGTCGTTGAACCTTCGCCCGCAAATAGTTATAAACTATTTGGTAGGGCGCTTGGATGCGGATTGTCCAATCCTTCACATTTTTACCATCGGGTTCGGCTATTAACCGAGATCCTTTTAAATGTTTCCAAATAAAAGTGGTAGTGAAGGCTATAAAACTAAAGTAAACTTTAGTTTCTTTGTTAAGGAGGTTCCCGCAGTTTGAAAGTGTCGCAAAATATCTTTGACATAGTCAAAAACATTCCACTAGCAAATCGATTTCTCGATTTACTTTTTGTGTCCAAAAATTAAACACATTGTAGTTCACAGCAAAGACCTTGAGGGATCCAGCAACACCGGTGGTGAGCTGAAGGGTAGCATTGTCGATACGAGACATGTTAACCGTGCCACTTGGTTGATGTTGCTCTGGGTTAAGAGCAAAGGAGTAAACATAGATACCGACAGATGGAATGTTGGTATGATGTTGGTATGGTTGTACAAGATTGAAGTAAGCACCAGGTCTTTCTGCAAATCGGTCTTGACCATTAAGTTGGAGTTTAGCAGTGGTAACGGTTTGAGCACCAGCGTTATCGAATGCAGCAGGTTGATTTCCAGAAGGTTGAACAACCCAAACAAGTTCCTTGCAAGGATGGTTCAAAGCAAGCTTGCTCTTGACAGCACCAGATCCAACTGATTCAGCTCCAGTGTATTGCAATTGTTCAATGAGATATTCGTGTTGAACTTGAGCAAATTGACGACGTTCATCAGTATCAAGATAGATATAATCAACATACAATGAAGCATTAAGAGTAGGACTTCCGGTTGAAGTAGCATCACATAGACTAGCTAAAGAAGCAAATGTAATGTTGAACTTGACTTCGTGATATTGAAGAGCAATCAATGGGAGAGCAAGACCAGGGTTTCTGCAGAACCAGAATTGAAGAGGAATATAAAGAGTAGTAGCTGGGGTGCTATCTGGGTTACCAGCATCAGTTGATGTTAAAAGAGCAGTGTTACCAACCATAGTCTTGTAACCATCTTCTTTTTCAGCAGTTTGAGTAAGTTCGTTCCAGATGTTTAACCAAGAACCATAATGTTTATCAATAGTTTGACCTCCGATTTCAATAGAAACTTCTTCAATCAAATTATGACCAACATAAGGATACCAGTTAATACTGGTAGCGTGACCTAATGCTGGAAGGTCAGCTTGAAGGTAGACCTTGTGAATAAGATCACCGTTGCGAGAAACGGTGCAAGAAACTTTGCGCTTTTATACCCTACCTTTCGGTATATTTAAATTTCCATATGGAAATAGGGAATAGACTATATCTTAAGCAATTCATAAAGAATTACCCATCACCATTTAGTCGTTGAACCTTAATCCATTTTCTTTTGAAAATTAGGATTCTTGGCTGCGGATTGTCCAATCCTAAACATTATTACCATTGGGTTCGATTATTAACCGAGTTCCTTTTATATGTTTCCAAATAAAAGTGGTAGTTTAGGCTCTAAGGAGGTCCCCGCAATTTGATGATGTCGCATTTAAAAATTTTTCAATTAAATTATTATGTGTTTGAATTTCATTAAAATTTGATTTATTCATTTTTTTAAATACTAGCAATTATACTATTAATACTGATAAAAACTGGTGGATTAACATGTAAGTATTAATAAAGGTGTATAAAACGGTTTTATAATCAAAATATCCTTTTTTATTTGATTCCGATTGCTTTTCTTGGCAGTAAATTTACCAAAATCTACAGTTCCATTGAAGGTTTGTTCAATAGATTCAATAGCAAAATTCGTATGTCTTCGATAGACAACTTTGAAAAAAGTAATTTGCTTTTGTACCCTACCTTTCGGTATATTTATAAGGGAATAGACTATATCTTAAGCGAAATTTTCGCCCACTACCGTTTAGTCGTTGAACTGATACCATAGAATGTTATTGTATAACATTCCTTAGGATTTGGCTGCGTGCTTGTCCATTTCAAAAATTAACAAATGTTAATTTTATCATATATTGCATTTTTACTATACCCCAGTGTATTCTGGGCCAGTAAATTTTTTCAAATTTACCTTAGTAGCAAATGAATTTACTATATTTTTATGATTATATATTAAATCAATGTCTATTTTGTCATTTTTAACACATTCTTTACAATTTGTTCTGTATTTACTTGATTCTTTTCTAAAATAGAATTCGTAAATATCTTTTTCAATCTGACAATCTTTACATTTCATTAAAAATACATTCAAATAAACTTTTATTCATTTTTTAATATCTTTAGGATGTCGCCGCAATTTGATAGTGTTGCAATTCTAATTTCTTAAAATCACTAGCAGTTTTATTATTAATCAATGGATAAAAATAAATCGGTGAAGACTACAGTGATTAATATAGGAATAATAACAGATTTTTCTATAACATATCCTAATAGTTATAGCTGACTACTTTTCTTCCCCATGTTATTAAGGATTACCAGTAAGGTATATATCTTGCTTACGATCTTTTAGATCGTTAGCCCTAATATCTCTATTAGGAATAGAGTACACCTTAAGAATTTTTCAGATATGGCTAGTATCATCATTAAATCCCAACTTCCGTCTACTCGTTGAACCTTCTTCTTATATTTACCTAGAATAATATTTTTAACAATATAAGAAGCTTGGCTGCGGATTGTCTAATCTTTAACATTTTTACTATGCCTCAGGTCATTACCCTTTGGTATTGTTAAGTATCACTACAAAACAAGTAGTAGTTAAAGCTCTAAAGATGTTCCCGCAATTTGAAAGTTTCGCAAAAAACTTTTAAAAATTTTTCACTAGCAAGTTATATAATAAGAAATAAATGTATTCCTTATTTGTATATTTAATACTGTTTATCTAGTATGGTATATATACAAACCATACTAGCAGCTTACTATTCGAGCCCAGATATTTAAGCTCCATAGGCTACTAATTGCATTAATCCACCACCCATTGTTTTTTGTTTTTATAATATACAAAAAGAAAAAAAATTTCCATAATTAACCTAATAAAAAATACGCGTATACAACCAGTTTAAAAAAACCTTAGATTTCTTCATTATTCAAACCATAAATGAACTCGTGTAAACGATATTTAAAGAAAATCTTTTCACTATATTTTAATAAATAATATTGAAATCGTGAAAAATCAAGATCTGTCATATTATCTTTATATAATCCTAAATAACTCCTCTTATTTGAAAAATAAAAATACAAACTTATACCAGACGGTTCATCTATCACTATTTCAGAACTATATACATAACTACAAGTATTACTTAAAAAATGTGTTTTATAATAATTAACACTATGTACAGAAATAATTTCAGAATTGTCTATACAATCATTTTTATTTTCCATAACATATTTTATTATTTCTAAAAAAATACTTTCCGAACTTTTCATTAAACATACGTATTATATTTTATATAAAAAAAAAACGTTTATTTATATAATTAATTACACTTTTTAAACACAATGTCCATATTTCTGTTTTTAAACACGCTGCGTACAATTTGTGTTTTAGATGGGATTATTTTTTATATTTCCATACCTAACCCATCTGTATAATGAATAACTAATGTCACAAATAATGCTAATACAATATCTAATGTATAATGAGATCTCGTAACCGTTAGTATAATTGCGTGAATAACGTTAAGTACTACAAAATAATAATAATATTTAGGTTTTACAAAATCATACTTGAACATTATTAATGTTAATAGCAAACCAAATGCAAAATGTCCAGACAAAATCTTATCATAACACGTACCACCTATTGTCATATCAAACAAACCTAAATTCTTTACAGAACACCCATTTTGTTTGGGCAATATAGTTGTTACCATAAAAATACTTCTAAATATTAATATGATGCAAAATTTGATTACAAATTCCAACACTATACCAGATGTTATCAAACTAGTATTTAAAACTACTGGAATTATAAACAATAACAAGTACCAATTTTTTGTATAATTAAATCTCGAATAATCAGGAGTATTATTATGAATTATATCATAAATATTTGTATTGTTATTAGTTGTGTAATGCATTGTACCAGTTTTCCATACAAAACGAGTACATAAAAAATGCAAAACAATTGCTGTAATAATAATGATTATATAATCCATTGCTTAATATACACTATTATATTAAATTTCTAAAATATTTTAACTTTTAAACCAACATATTTTAACTTTTAAACCAACATATTTTAACGTTTTAAACCAACATATTTTAACGTTTTAAACTACCCCAAAAATATACTTGTTTATAGTAGTATTTACACAAAATATACGATGTAAAAATATACCAGATATAAATAGTAATATAAAATTACTAACTTTATCACTAATATAACGTGCTACAATTATAGTAAACAATAAATCTATTACCGCAATGTCAAAAATTCTATACGAATGAATTCCTATCCCAGGTTCACCCAAAATTGTCTTGTATTTACATAAACTCATTTTATATGTAAATACAATATTTTTATTATTTTTTATTAAATAACCATTTTAAAAAACCACCCTGTACACTCATTTTCATTATCAATGAACTCGACTTGTTAATCTTTTCCCAAGACAAATTCAATTCGTTATTTATTTTGGATTCTTTTATAACTGGATTTTTAATAATATGCTGCTTCATATCTTCATTTTTTACAAACATATTTTCCCTACAATTTACAATATCTTGTATATTTATTTGTTCTTGATTTTTATCCTTTATCAAAAAAGATATTCCATTACAATTTTTTAGAAAAAATTCTATATCTGAAACAGAACATCTTTGGTTTTTATCTATTTTTAACATAGAAAACAACATATTTTTAAAATCTGGTTTTAAACAAGATCTCCTCGTAATTTTTTTATCCATTATTTCCTGAATCATTTCCAAACTGTAAAAACGTTCCAAATCATTAATATTTTTAATGTTTGAAAATGGAAGTATATTAAACATCAATTCATATATACATATCCCCAAACTCCATATGTCTATTCCTTTATCATAAACATCAGAAATGGGTAGGGTAGGGTTACCATTTTTATAACGTGTTATATTTTCCATATTATTAATATTTAAAATGATTTCCGGAGCCATATAATATGGCGTACCACATAACTTGTAATATTTTTTACACATTGATTCACTTATGGGGTTTTCTTGATCTGACAAATCTGACAAATCTGACAAATCATAACAAGCAAATCCAAAATCTGATATTTTAAATTCTAGTTTATTATTAACATTTTTAATCAATATATTATGTAACTTTATGTCTCTATGTATAATATTTTTGTTGTGAATATAATCCAATCCATTTACAATTTGACAACAAAATTCATACAAAAATGTATTTGTAAAACCACCTGAACTATTTCTATCTATTAACAAATTAAACTCGGAAACCGTCGAAGTTTCCTTTAAAAATTCGTACACATCACCTCCATTACAATATTCCATACGTAAATAATAAATACCATGTTGATGGGTATACCCATAAAATTTTATTACATTTTGATGATCCAAATTTGATAATATTTCTATTTCGCTTTCTATTAATTCCTGTAATCTTTTATAATAATAATTTTGTTCAGCATTATCCAAAACATCATCCGTTTCATAAGGAGTTATATTAACTCCTATATTATCATTGTTTTCTTTTACTCTTCCTACCTTACGAGGTACCCTCTTAACATTACTACCACCATTTTTTAAAATATAACTTTTTACTAGTTTATTTATATTAATTTCTTTAATTATAAATAATTCATCGTGATGACCCGATTCACTTATAAATAATGGAATTTCCTGTTTGCACAAATATACATTAGAAAAGGAACCCTGTCCTATTTGTTTAATGACTTCGTAATCATCGTTCATATTCTCTAATATTATACCACGAAAATAATTATTCTTCAATAACAATCGACGATTTAAAATAATTACTAGCAGATTCATAACCGATTTCAATTAAACGACGCTTATCATCTTCACTTAAAGAAAAATTAACTGTGTGTGTAACACTTTGTGCTTCTATACAAATTGTATGATCAATATATTTATACGATAATGTAGTTTCCTTTTCTTTTTGAACTAAAAAACAAGTCATTAAATGAAATAAATAATTGTCAAACGTATCAATCTTTTCATCTATTATATGACTTGTAAATTCCCCTCTTGTTACCAACTTTAATCCCAATAAAGTATCCAATTCATTTTCATATATTTTTATAGGATAGTTATTTATTATACCGCCATCCACGTATATTGTATTTTGATACTTTTCCACAGAAAAAATTAGAGGTATACTTATAGACATTCTAATAGCCTTCACAACCTTTAAATCCGGATTCTTTTTATAATCAAAAATATCCAATTCGTATTTATTTAAATTACTAGCAACTACCCTGAAATTTACTCCCAACAAATCCCAAATATCCTTTAACGTCAAATCTTTAGAATAACCCTTTTTAATAATTAATGTCTCTATCCAATTTATAATCATTTTCCCACTATCAAGACCATATTTATTTAAAAAATTTCTTATTTTAAAATCTTTAAGATTATGTAAATCTTTTGTGATTATTTCATCTAAAAATTCTTCATATGTATATCCTAATATATATAATAACCCCACAATACTACCAACTGATACACAACACACTTCTTTTATATCAAACTCTGGGATCATACACTTTTCTTTATCAAAACCCCCTAATTTTTCCTCCAATATTCTTTTTTGTCTCAATTCATCAATGTATTTAAAAGCACCTATATACGCAATCCCCTTTACACCACCACCACTTAATATTAATTGTTTTATTGTTCTTTTCATCCAAACACTTGTATTATATTTTTATTATTTTTTTTCACATTAAACAAAATAATAAACAAAATAATCATTATATAAATTTTTTTGATTCAAACAACATATCAAAACTACAATGTAAAATGTCTCGAATACTATACGTATATTCTGTAAATTCAGAATCATTTAAATAAATTGTAAAATCATACTCAAAAATATTCATATCCTTGTCACCTTTATTCCTAACATAATTCTGAATATGATTAAAAAAAGGTAATAATATAACCCCTTTTTCATAATAATAACAAAATTTTCTAAATTCTTCCGTCGTATCTATAATATCATCTTTGCCAGTTTCAGTTACTTTTTCAGTTACTTTGCCAGTTACTTTGCCAGTTACTTTGCCAGTTATACTACAATGAACTATCATGTTTTTATTTAATAAATAATTATCTATATTTGATCTAAAATCGTTTATTTCGTTTACAGTTTCACTTTCGTTTCCAGTTTCGTTCCCAGTTTCGTTTACAAATATTATATTGTGAGTCTTGTTATTATGTACAACATCATATCTTTGTATATTATATTTACCTACAATATCACATCTAGTCGATGTAAAACAATCTTGTTTTATATAATTAAAATTGTCAATTTTCCACTTTATTAACTTTACAAATAATTTAAAAATCTTTCGGATTAAAAATTTCCTATAATACAAAATACTAACAAAACATAACAAGTATAAATAAAACATTTTTAATTTAAAAAACTAAATACTTTTATTTTTAAATTTGTATAACAATGGACTTTTTTCAATTTTTACAAAACTCATCCGACACTACTAATAAAAAACCCAACAAAAAAAATATTGTAAAAACACAAGACCAAACACAAGACCAAACACAAGACCAAGAACAAGACAACCAACAACAGAATCAAGAAATCACAGTATACAAAAACATCAAACGAGGTGATTTTGTAAAAATAATATACTTAAAAAATAGTAATTTTAATATTTATAAAGGATACGTTGGAGACATTAGAGAATACAGAAAAGACCAAAATTATGCGATTATATTTTTACACGCAATATCTTCAAGTAATAACATAAGATTTCCTATAGAACATTTTATAAAAATAGATTAAGTTTCAAATAAATTAGTATAAGTTATATTGTTTTCAGAACAAAAAAGTTCTATAAAAATAGATTAAGTTTCAAATAAATTAGTATAAGTTATATTGTTTTCAGAACAAAAAAGTTCCATAAAAGTTTTGTTTATTTCTTTTATAACATTTAATTTAAGATATTTATCATCGGTTTTGTTGATTATTATATCGCTTTTATTTATAGCATAAGAACAAGACTTAATACTAGGATTTTTATTTACCAATGTTACAAATGCTTGTTTATATATTTGTTTTATATCTCCCCTGGAAATATAAACAAACCAAATTTTATTATTACCCTTAAGTTTTAATTGTTTAAACATCTTGTTAAAAGTTAAAAGACCTCGTTTTATCACATCATCTTCGTTTGTTAGTACATTACAATATTCGAATTTATCGAGTTCAAAATGTTTTTGATTAACTCTAATATTTAATTTTAAACAACGCGTTATATATTCTTTATCTTGTGTATCGTCTAAATCTATATAATAATATACATCTAAAAGTTGTTTTGTATTATTTTTATTATTTGTATTATTTGTATTATTTGTATTATTTATATTTAAATTACCAATATCAATATCTCCGGTCGAATTGTTATACATATTCTTTTATATATGTCCAGGTTTTTTAATTGATTTTTTACCTTAATTAATAAAACTTTTTTTAAACAGTATTTTATATGAAAGACTTTTCAAAATACAATTCAACATCTGGTTTATCTACCAAATCTTGGGGGCCTAGTGGTTGGTACTTTTTATTTTCATGTATAATGGGCGGATATCCTGTAAAATTAGATAATAAAAATAAAGAGCACCGTATAATAAGACGTCATTTTAAAAACATGTTGTTAAGTTTAGGTTATACAATGCCTTGTATTTTTTGCAGACAATCATTTCAAGAGTTTTGCAAAGAAATACCAATAGATAATTTTTTATCTGGTAGAATAGATCTTATGAAATGGCTATATGAAATCAGAAACAAAGTCAATCAAAAATTAATAGCACAAGAACAAAAATGTTATAACGATGAAAAAAAACGCCTGAAAAAATTATATCATTCTAAACTAAGTTCTAAACTAAGTTCTAAACTATCAGACGAATCCAAAAGAATATATTATAAAAATTTACAAACTTTTCGTCAAAAAACATTTGTCACCACACCTTCGCCTTCATTTGAAGAAGTATTAGATAAATACGAAAGCATAAGAGCTGTATGTTCAAAACGTGCAAAAACTTGCGCATTACCAAACAAATAAAAATTACATTTGTTAAATTGCTTGTCTTTAATTGCTCTTAATGATAAATAAATTTCATTAAGAATTTTATAATTGTTTTTTTTGCTTGTCTTTAATTGCTTGTCTTTAATTGCTTGTCTTTAATTGCTTGTCTTTAATTACTTGTCTTTAATTGCTTGTCTTTAATTGCTTGTCTTTAATTGCTTGTCTTTAATTGCTTGTCTTAATGATAAATAAATTTCATTAAGAATTTTATAATTGTTTTTTTTGCTAGAATTATTATTTATGTTTGCTTCTTTTGTTCAAAAGAGGTATCATACACCGATTTCAAAGAATCTTCTCATTTGAGCAGGACTTTGTTCGTAACTGCTTTGATTCCAAGGTCCTGCATTTTCTTTTGGAATAGGAGGTAGCGATCGAATATCGTGATAAGGAATTTTGTTAGATTGCATAACTGTATTGATTCCAACGTGATATCCACTGATTAAGAAGTTTTGTTCCTTTAATAATTTAGAAACAGGATTTTCCTTTGCAAATTCATTTTCAGCATCGTATTTTGGCAATAAATCACCAGCTTTAACTTGATCTTCTCCAGCTACAATTTTATCAATCTGTTCTTGTTCAGTTTTTTTACCAATCTGTTCTTGTTCAATTGTTTGTAGTTCGGGTTTTGCAAAAGGTTTTTCTTCACCTTGAACATTTTCTAATTGTTCAGGCATAATTCCATAATAATTTTGCATTTTTTCTGTTCTTTTAGTACCCCATTTAGTATAATTAAAAAAAATGTATACTCCAAGTAAGATCAATGCTACTTTAATCATATCATTTGATTGAATGAGTTCTAAAATATTAGCCATAGTTTTGTTTTAATATAGTATAATAAAATAAAAAAATTTAATGTTTAAAAATTGAAAAAACACCTAAAATAAATAGTTTTTTTATTTAAAAATATTTTACATTACAATTCATGTAAAAATACTTTGTCATATGGATTACGATTATTATACAAGTGATTTTGAAGAAGACATTAACAATACCATAGATATTTTTCTTTACCGTAAAACAGATGATGTTATAGATTTATACGAATCTATTAAACAAAGATTTCACATGTCATCACCATTTTTTTTAAGTTACCTAGTTTCTTATCACTTGACAGAATATATCATTGAAAAATGTATATTAAAAAACAAATTTACATTTACATATAAAAACAAAAATACGTGTAATAATTTTTCCGAATACTACCATAATGAATTGCAAATATCTTATAATGACATTGATAAATTTCTAAGATCTACATTTAAATATTCTGTTTCTTATAATGACTGGGTTAATTTTTGTTGTTTATATACAGATTTATACGAATTGCGCAATTAAATAAAAGTTATAATCTATCGGTAAAGGTATGGAACTACACAGCAATCGTCAACCCCATATACTCCAC